ATGGAAAATATACCGGTTTTTCATTTTATAGTTATGTAACTGGTGTGACCGCAACCACTACATCAACAAATTGTGCGTCATTCTACGATTATAGTATTAGTGGTACTTCTGGTGTTATCAATTACAATACAAATGTAATTAATGTTTGTTTACCTTCAGGGTTTACAGGTGATTTATCGGCTTTAACACCGACATTCAGTGCTTGTACAACAGGAGTTACTGCGGAAAGTGTAACACAAGTAAGTAATACAACTGTTGTTAATTTCTCTGCGGGAACTGTTACCTACACTTTAACTTCCGAAGATGGTTCTACAACTACAACTTGGGTGGTTAATGTTGTTGTAAATGATCCATGTAATCCTTGTAATTTCACAAGCGGTGGAACACAAGACCTTGGTGAAATAACAACTTGTTATTCAGGTAGTGTGATTGGTAGACTTTACTACTACACAGGAAACACATTTACGGATTATGATAATTTAGTTGTGGCAACATTAAGATCAAGAGGTATTGCAGATTATACTGACGGAACAAATCCAACTTGGGAAGTAACAGGAATTACTGATGTTACTTTAGATATGACGGGAGCGTATTCAGGAGTTTCTAAAAACCCATACTTACCATTCTTGGTTAATGTAACAAATTATGAAGGAACCAACTTTAGTTTTGAAACTTCAATGTCAACTTCTGACGCAAAATACATGACTAAAGTATTTGGTACTAGTAACTTTGGTAAACCAAGAAATACGGTTCCGGTTTTCTTGGAAGAAAGATTCCAATCTCTATTGAATTATGCATATAGAAAAGGATATATTAGAGGTTTAAGTTCTTCTTTAATTTCTTTGGACTCAGCACAAAGTGCTTCATCTACATCCATTGGATGGTACTTGGATAGATACCAATCTCCAAGTTCTCCTTGGGTTGTTTCGGAATTGAGAGGTAATAAAGTTTACAACTTATTTAAGTTCTACACAATTGCTGATGGTAATTCTGCAAACACTGAAGTTAAACTTTCAATTACAGATATTTCATTTGCTAACCAAACATTTACAGTGTTAGTTCGTGATTATTTTGACACAGACTCAGCACCAACAGTTCTTGAGAAATTCACAAACTGTTCTATGGATCCAAGTCAAAATAACTTCATTGCGAAAAAAGTAGGTACATTGGATGGTGAATACCAATTGAATTCTAAATTCATTATGGTTGAAATGAATGAGGACGCACCAGTTGATGCTCTACCTTGTGGATTTGAAGGGTTTACATTTAGAGAATATGCGGGAGCAAGATCTCCATTCCCTATTTTCAAAACCAAATATGATTTCCCTGGTGAAGTTATTTACAACCCACCATTTGGATTACCTACAGGAGGAGACAATACAACAACAACAGGAGGTGATAATGTAAGAAGAACTTATCTTGGTATGTCAAACTTCTGGGGTTATGATTCTGACTTCTTTGATTATGTTGGTAAGAGAAATCCTATTTCTCCTTGTGATTTGGAAGGTGCCGAATGGTCATATAAAACTAGAGGTTATCACATGGATAAAAACGCTAGTGGACTAACAATCGGAAGTGCTTTCTCAACAAGTGGTACTCCAAGATTCTATGTTGGTGACGCGGCGTTTAGTTCAGAACCTACAAATGAAACAAGTCCATACTATAGATTATTCTCAAGAAAGTTCACATTGTTCGTACAAGGAGGATTTGATGGATGGGATATCTATAGAGAGTATAGAACAAACGGAGATAGATATGTTCTTGGTAGAACAGGATTCTTAAACGGAGCGTGTGCAACTGATAGATATCCTACGGCTACTGGATGGGGAGCGTTTAAACAAATATCTCTTGGGGATGGTACAAGAAGTTGGGCAAATACTGACTACTACGCATACCTATTGGGTATTAGATCATTCTCTAACCCTGAAGCGGTTAACATCAATTTATTTGTAACTCCTGGTATTGATTATGTTAATAATTCAGACCTTGTTGGTGATACAATTGATATGATTGAAAATGAAAGAGCGGATTCGTTGTATATTACAACAACTCCTGACTACAGTTTGTTTGTTCCAACAACCACAAGTGGAGATAATTTGATTTACCCACAAGAGGCGGTTGACAATCTAGAAGAGGCAGGAATTGACTCTAATTACACCGCAACTTACTACCCTTGGGTATTAACTCGTGATACGGTTAACAACACTCAAATTTATATTCCAGCAACCGCGGAAGTAACGAGAAACTTGGCGTTAACTGATAATATTGCATTCCCTTGGTTCGCAGCGGCGGGTTATACTCGTGGTATTGTAAATTCAGTTAAAGCACGTAAGAAGTTAACTCAAGAAGATAGAGATACTCTTTATATCGGAAGAATTAACCCAATTGCAACTTTCTCTGATGTTGGTACAGTAATTTGGGGTAATAAAACTCTACAAGTTAGAGAATCTGCACTTGACAGAATCAACGTAAGAAGATTATTGTTACAGGCACGTAAATTAATATCTGCGGTTTCTGTAAGATTATTGTTTGATCAAAATGACGAACAAGTAAGACAGGACTTCCTAAATGCGGTTAACCCAATTTTGGATTCAATCAGAAGAGATAGAGGTTTATATGATTTCCGAGTAACAGTTTCTTCAGATACTGCGGATCTTGATAGAAATCAAATGACAGGTAAGATTTACATCAAACCAACTCGTTCGTTAGAATTTATAGATATCACATTCTATATAACACCTACGGGAGCATCATTTGAGAATATCTAATGATAAAATGAAAAAGGAAAGGGAGATTAATTCTCCCTTTTTTTATTTATATGATATTTATTATTATGAATCATAGAATATTAGTTAGGCAGATTATGACCGAAATGGTTAATGAGGTTGAATCAAAAAAGTATGGTCTTAAATATTATGCGTTTGATTGGGATGATAATCTTATGAAAATGCCAACGGAGATTATTCTTTTAGATGAAAACGGAGATGAGGTTGGCATGTCAACCGAAGACTTTGCGGAATACAGAACTGAAATTGGAAAAACTCCATTTAAATATAATGGTAGTACTATTGTTGGTTTTGCCGAAACTCCATTTAGATATTTTAGTACTCTTGGGGATCAAAAGTTTATGAAGGATATTGAGACCGCCCCTTTAGTGAGAGAGCCTTGGTCTGATTTTGTTGAGGCAATCAATAACGGGTCAATATTTTCAATCATCACAGCAAGAGGTCACCACCCTAATACACTTAAAAAAGGTGTTTACAAATTAATAATGATGGGAAGAGGAGGTCTTAATAGATCAAAACTAGTGGAGAGTCTTAAGGAGTATAGAAGAAAAATGGGGTTAAAATTTATTGATGATGAAAATTCATTAATAAAAGATTACCTTGATAGATGTAGATTTTATCCTGTTTCATATGGTGCAGGATCCGCAACCAATCCTGAAGAAGGTAAAATAAGAGCAATGGAAGAATTTATAAGTTATGTAAAGAAACTTTCATTAAGACTTCAAAAGAAAGAATATCAATTTGTGAATGATGTTAGTAATAATTTTGTTCCATTTACCCCTATGGTAGGTTTTTCAGATGATGACATAAGAAATATTGAATCAATGAAAAAACATTTTGAAAAGAAAGATGATAATATATTAAGAACTTATCATACAAAAGGAGATGAAAAAAATATTTATGAGCAACTAGTTAAAAGGATGATATCAAAAATTAAATCAAAGTAAATAGAAAAATTTTAATAACGATATATTTATAATAAAAATAAACAGAAATTTAAAACTAAAAAACCATGGCTGATTTATTAATGAAAATGCCAGTTCCTTACGAACCGAAAAGACAAAACCGATTTATTATAAGATTCCCATCTAGTTTGGGTATTAATGAGTGGTTTGTGGAAAGTGCCGCAAGACCATCAATAAAAATCGGTTCAACTGAAATACAATTCTTAAACACCTCAACATTTGTTGCTGGTAGATTTAACTGGGATCCTATTCAGGTTAAATTCCGTGACCCAATCGGACCATCAGCATCACAGGCTCTTATGGAATGGGTTCGTTTATGTGCTGAATCTGTAACAGGTCGTATGGGTTATGCTGCGGGATATAAGAAAAATGTTGATATTGAGATGTTGGATCCAACAGGAGTTGTTGTTGAAAAATGGATATTGGAGGGAACTTTTTTAACTGACGTAAACTTTGGTTCATTATCTTATAGTCAAGATGCTCTTGCGGATATTTCAGCAACACTTCGTATGGATCGTTGTATACTCGTGTACTAGTTTTTACATACCCTTTACAACCAAAATATTAATCCATATATTTATTTAAAAATAAGTGTATGGATTTTTCATTTTTCACAATCAATAATAAATCAGGATATAAGACCAACGAAAAATGGTTAATGAAAAATGAGTTAGAATTATATAATAGTATAATTGAATACTCAAAAACTTTAAATCAAGATCTAACTTTCAAGGAGAAACTTTATTTTTATTTTCATAAGTTAAAAGAAAGACCAAAATGCTTTAAGTGTGGTAATGAAGTTAAATTTAGAAACAGATTTGACAAACCATATGGTGATTTTTGTTCTTTATCTTGTGCCAATTCTTCAAAAGAAGAATTAATCAAAAGACAAAAAAAGACATTTAATGATAAATATGGTGTGGACTTTTATCCAGAACACAAAGAATTTGTTAAAAAACAAAAAAACACAAAGTTAATTAATTATGGTGATGAAAATTATAATAACATTGAGAAAAGTAAATACACAAAGTTAATTAATTATGGTAATGAAAATTACAATAATATTGAAAAATATAAAAAAACTTGCGAATTAAAATATGGTGTAGATAATTATTCTAAATCAAATAATTATCACAATAGAATCACTCAAGAATATAAGAATTTATATTCCGAAATATATTTTAATGAGGTGAAAAAAGGATCTGTTATAATTGATTGTCCTAAATGTGGTAATAAGTCTGAATTAACAAAACAATTATTATATGAAAGATATAAGAGAAACTATGATGTTTGTTTAAATTGTAATCCTTTAGGGTTTAAACAAAGGAGTGGATATGAGAATGAGATTTGTGATTTTTTAGATGTTATAGGTGTTAAATATCTAACAAATTTTAAATTAAAAAATAAAAAAACTGAAGTTGATGTTTTTATTCCGGATTATAATTTAGGTATAGAATTTAATGGTTTATATTGGCATAATGAGTTATTTAAAACACCATTTTATCATTTAGAAAAAACAATAAAATGTGAGGGTGAGAATATTGAATTAATTCATATTTTTGAAGATGAATGGATATACAATCAAGAAATTATAAAATCAATAATAAAAAATAAAATTAAAATATCTGAAAATAAAATTTTTGCTAGAAAATGTGAAATAAGAGAAGTTGGTTTTAAAGAGTGTAAGGATTTTTTGGAGAAAAACCATATTCAAGGATCCGTTAACTCAAGAGTTAGATTAGGTTTATTTTTTAAAGACGAAATGGTTTCTATTATGACATTCTCAAAAGGGAGAATTATAATGGGAGGTAAAACAGATGAATGGGAATTAAATAGATTTTGTAATAAATTAAATACTAATGTTATTGGGTCGGCATCAAAACTATTAAAAAATTTTATAAAAATAAATAACCCTAAAAAAATAATTTCATATTCTGATATTAGGTTATTTAAGGGCGATTTATATGAAAAGTTAAATTTCAAATTTATATCTCAATCAAAACCAAACTATTGGTATGTTATTGGAAATAAAAGACATTATAGGTTTAATTTTAAAAAATCATCTTTAATAAAAGAAGGATTTGATTCTAATAAAACTGAAAAAGAAATTATGTTTGAACGTAAAATATATAGAATATACGATTGTGGTAATACGAGATGGGAATTAAGTATTGATAAAAAAACAAATTAAATTATTATTTAAAATAAAAAATATTATGGAACAAGATGTTAATCAATATGGTCAAATGGATTTTAACTTACCTCATGATGTGGTGAAACTACCATCTAATGGGATTTTTTACAAATCAAAAAAGAAAAGTGTTAAAGTTGGGTATCTAACTGCGACTGATGAAAATACCATATCAAATATTAACCCTAATAAATCAATAAGAGAAAGTATTGTTTTACCTTTATTGAGAGGTAAGGTTTATGAACCAGACCTTAGACCTGACGAAATGTTGGATGGTGATATTGAGGCTTTAATGATCTTTTTAAGAAACACATCGTTTGGTCCTGAATATAATGTCCTTCTAAAAGACCCTGCAACAGGAAAAGAATTTTCATCATCAATTTTATTGGACGAACTTAATATAAGAAAAACAGATGCCAAACCAGATGAAAATGGATATTTAACAACAACATCACCTAGAGGTGGAAATTTGGTTAAATTAAAATTATTGACAATTGGAGATTTAATTGAGATTGATAGTATCATTGATCAATATCCGTCAGGTAGAATACCACCAACTCAAACTATTAGATTAAATAAAATGATTGTGTCAATTGATGGAAATGATGATAGAGGATTTATCTCCAAATTTATTGAAACAATGCCTATAATGGATTCAAAACACATAAAGAATTTCATTGCGGAAAATGAACCTAGATTAGACCTAACAAAAGAAGTAATAGCCCCGTCAGGAGAAAGAGTGATGACCAATATCACTTTTGGGGTGGAATTTTTTCGGCCTTTCTTCTGATCACTCTAAAAATCTACTTGATGAATTTTATTTTATGTCAAAATTTCTGAGAACACAATACTCGGAATTTTTGTCTATGCCAACATATGTTAGAAGATATCTTATTGATAAGATTATTGAAGATAATAAAAAATAATATTTGATATTTATCAATATATAAAATAATAACAAATGATGTTTTTTCAAGATAGTGGTGTTAAGGCGGATTCTTCATCTGGATATGATCCAGAACAATTTGATGCGGTAAAAAAACTAGGTGAATTTTGGGAAAAACCTACTAACATCTTAAATAATTTAGTAAGTGAAATTGCGTCAGTCCCACAAAAAATTGGTAGAGCAATATTAGATCTTGACGCTAAATCCGCACAATTAATTCAAGTTTTAGGGGTTGGTTCCAAAAGAGGACAAGAATTAACGTCAACAATTGCCGATACAATACCGAGATATCTTGAATTAGGTTTAAAGGCTAGTGATGTTACTGACGATTATAAAGATTTAGTTAATGCATTCAATGTTAATTTAAGTTTGACTGATGACCAACTTGTTGAGCTTGCCGCAACCGCAAAGATAACAGGTCAAGAAGGAAAGGTTATGGCAAAATCTTTTCAAGATGTTGGAGTACCTATATCTCAAATTGGGGAAAGAATGGTTGATGTTGCTAAAATCGCAAATCAGGCTGGTGTTACCGTTGGAAGTGTTTCTGCGGGGGTTGTTAAAAATTTGGATAAGATGAACCTATTCAATTTTGAAGGAGGGGTTAAAGGTCTTGCGAAAATGGCGGCTCAAGCATCTCGTTTAGGTATTGATATGGGTAAAATATTTGAAATAACAGAAAAAGTATTTGATCCTGAAGGTGCTATTGATTTTGCTGCTAGTTTACAAAGATTGGGAGTTCAAACAAGTGAATTATTGGATCCATTAAGATTAATGGATTTAGCACAAAATGACCCAACTGAACTTCAGAATCAAATTGTTGATATGACAAAACAGTTCACAAGATTTAATGAGCAGACAAAACAATTTGAGATATTACCTGGAGCAAAAAGACAGATGAATGAAATCGCCAAGTCAATAGGAATGACGGGAGGTGAACTTCAGAAAATGGCACTTAATGCTGCTAATTTTGATATGAAGTTAAAACAAATTAAATTCTCCCCTGATATAAAAGAAGAGGATAGAGAATTAATTGCGAGCATGGCTCAGATTGATGAAGGTGGAAAAGCACAAATACAAGTTAGAGAAGTTGATGAAAAGACAGGTGAATGGACAGGTGAATATATTACAAAAGAAGTCGGACAATTAACTGCTAATGAGATAAAATCATTAAAAGACGAACAATTACTACAAGGAGAAACCGCGGAAGGAATTGCAAGAAATCAATTATCACAATTGGTTCAATTAAACACATCAATTGATAGATTGGTGACGAGTATTACTTATGGTGTTGCAAAATCAGTGCCGGCGCAAAAAGGTTATAAAGAAGCGACTGATACAATCATTAGTACTGTTGAAAAAGGAAAATTTGTTACCCCTGAATTGGTTAGTAAAGATTTTGATAATGTTATGAAGAAATTAATGGAAACGCTTGATACTGCCGTTATGGGAATTGATACAAGCGGGTTTCAAAATATTATTAATGGTATTGGTGATAAAATTAAAGGAGTTACAAATTATTTACCTGATATGTCAAATATATTAGGAACAACAACCGCAACACCGGCAACAACAAATACAATAACAAGTCCGGCAACCAATATTTCATCAACAAATACAAGAATAAATACTGCCACTGAAACCGCACAAAACATACAATTAACTCACGTTTTTGATTTTTCAAAAGTACCGCCTAATTTAACGTCCGCTGAAGTTACAAAAATAATGACAGAATGGGCATCAAATCCTATTAATGCGGATGCTATAGTTAAGACCGCTAAAAATATTAACACTGGGTTAATAGCATAACACTTTTTTACAATAAAAAAATACAAATTAGGTATTTATAAGATAAAGATATTATATGTCAGATAGTGTATTATCATTTGCTTCATCGGCATCATTTAGAAACACATTAATTGCTAGAAATTTAGCCCCATATCAAGTACAAGGGGTTTATACTCCTCCTGCAGGAAATGTTACCTATGAAGTTTCACCATTAAATAATAGTAATGTAATTGATTCTCCTGATGTATATATCTCAACAAATCAATTTGCACAACAACTTTATCCGTTAAACGAATACGGACCCGATGGTGGATTTATTGGTAAGTATACAATACCTGGCGCACCATACCCTGTGGAGTCTAATAAAGGTCCTTATGATCCTAATGACACAATATTGGATTTAGTTAATGAATTTTATATTGATGCCGCTTATATCCAAAATAAATATGGTCCTGAATCTGGTTATAAAGATTTGGTTATTATAACTGATGTTATTACATCAAATAAATTTTATTTACCATATTGGGATCCGTCAATATTCGTCCCATCGGTTTATAGTCCATATGAAATATTAACAAGTAATAATCCAAATGGAAGTGATGGTTTACTATCTCAAGATTCATATCTTGCAAAAATTGGTGCGGCTCAATTAAAAGGATATTTTGAAGATAGAATAGCAACCGAATTAGAACAATTGACTATAGGGTCAATTAATTTGGATACATTATCAGATCCATTTAGTGCGAGTTTATTGGCGACAGGTCAACAACCATTTTTTATAAAAAATTGGAAAATTACTGTCCCTGAAAATCCCGCATTAGCGGCGGTATCATTTGCAAATAGATTATCGGGAACTTATTTCCCTGTTTCATTTATACCTGGTGATTATTTTAATGAAGACGACCCAATTGGAAATGTACCAAATGGATTAAATGTTGCAAACAATTTAACGGGTGGAGCTTTAGGTCCAATCCTAAATAAATATAGAAACCCGTCAGAGATATTTTTAGCAAATACTGGAAATGGTCAACAATCAATATTATTTGCAAATTTAGATTATAATTTATATAGACCACAGTACCAAAAGAACCTAATTCAAGGAGTATCAAGTGCAATCAACAATCTATTCAAGGGAAGTGAAGGTGGTGGAGGATACTATGTTGGTAGTGTTACTTCTGAACCATCACAAATTACATCACCCGCAAATGAAATTGCTGTTGATAGGTTTGGTAAACAACAAGCAACCATTGTTTATGGGCCTGATGAATTAGGTAAACTATATGAGGGTAATGAAGGAAAGATAAACTTTGGTTTAGCGGCAAAATCATTTCAAGATGGAGATGGTATTGATGGTAAATTTGTTTGGACATCACCTAAATATAAACCTGATGCGGGATTTAAAGTTGGTAGAGGGGGTGAAGTATTTGAGAAAGATGATGAATTTAATATTATTGAATCTCAATATAGTCAAAATCAATCAACTGAGATTGAGTATAAAGGTGGATCTATACTTGATAATACCCAAAGAATAATTAATGCTGCTGATAATGTACAAGGGGCAAAAAGATTAAAACACGTTGGTAATGCGATAAGTCAGGTATCTAAAGTATTCAATGACGGATATAAAGAAATGACAAAAGGATCTCAAGTTATTGCTTATTATGATTCATCAACTAATGATAATACGATTGGTGTTAGTGGGTTTGAAGTTGGTAGAGAATATTGTCGTGTTTTCCAAAAAGATACACCATACTTTACATATGCGGATTTACAAAAAACGGATGGTATAACAATATCAGGAAGAAAATTCCATAATTCAGTTCTTGATAATACATACAATTTAAATATTGCACCATTAAGAAATCCTGGATCAACAAACATCATAGATAATAAAGTTAAAAAATATATGTTCTCAATTGAGAATTTAGCTTGGAGAACATCAAGTGAACCTAATTTTAGATATGATGATTTACCGACTTGTGAAAAAGGCCCAAATGGAGGTAGAATAATGTGGTTCCCACCATATGATATTTCATTTAGTGAAGATAGTAGAGCGAATTGGAATCCGACATCATTTTTAGGTAGACCCGAACCAATTTTTACATATAAAAACACC